TGGCTAAGGTCTGGCTTGGCAATCTCGGACTGGTGCGCGCCACCGAGATCGCACGGGAAAAAGTACAGGAAGGCGAGGCGCATTCGTTCGTCGTGGAACGCGTGCTGATTAACTCGATGGACACTAAAGAATCGTGGCAACCGAAATAGAGGAACAACGCATGGATTACAACGAATTTCAGATGGCTTGCCGTCGCACGGCCAAAACTGAAACCAACGACGAGAAGATGGCCCATGCCTTAGAGGGGCTAATCAGCGAGGTTGGCGAGATTGCTGACACGATCAAAAAATACAAGCGTTACGGTAAGGCGCTGGATATCGACAATCTGAAAGAAGAGATAGGGGATGTGGATTACTACCTGTCCATGCTAGCTGATTCGATCAGGGCATCACGTGAGCTGTGTGCTGTTGATAACGTCGAGAAGTTGAAACGTCGCTATCCAGATCAGTTCAGCGAAGCCCATGCCGCAGCAAGGATGGACAAGGCATGAAGGCAGCAGACTTCCTGCAAGCTGGCCTTGATGCAATGAAAGATCGTGCCGAAGTGCGTGACCAGCCATCAGGTGAGCGCAGTGCAGCGCGCGCCGCATCAATACTCAGGGCATGGACTGCCCATGACTGGGTAGAGGCCGACGTATGGCGTTGCTTGCTGGCTGTGAAGATGGCGCGTGAATCGCAAGGGCAATTGCATATCGATGACCTCATCGACGGTGCGGCGTACTTCGCGCTGTTGGGTGAATGCAGGGTGAAGACGGAAGGATTAGAGGTGAGCCATGACTGACTTCCTCTTGCTCATTCCATTGGGCCTGATGCTGTTGGCGCTGTGGTGGTGAGGGCGTGGCGAAAAAGCGTGGGTCCTTCCCGAGGGCCTGTTGCGGGTAGTGCAAAAACTCGCGTTCTATTTTTAGCGTCTGGCATGAAACTTGATGAAAGTAGTTCTTATTTGTGACTGAGTTATTGGACTTCCCTGGACATGGCGGAAAGCGCCCAAATACTGGCGGAAAACGGCCAGGTTCTGGGCGCAAGCCAAAAGGCATGGAGCCGCCTGAAGATATCAAGCAGCGGGCGAACCATGCTGTGCTGGAAATGCACGAAGCCAAAGCCAAGAAGGAATCCTATCTGGCACACCTGGCTGAACTCGAATACAAACAGAAACGCGCTGAACTCATCGCCATCGAGTCGGTTTACCGGGTGCTGGATTCTGCCGTGACCGCTTGCCGTGAACACCTGATGGGCATACCTGGGCGCTATGCCTCCATCCTCGCCGCTGAGTCGGACGCGAGGACGATAGAAACCCTGCTCGAAACCGAGATACGCAGGGCGCTGGAACAGATCAGCGAGGCCAAGGAACATGACTACCGTACTGGATAGCCCTGCCGAGGTGACACTGGCCTGGACGCGGTTTGTTGACCGCATCCGGCCAGAACCGCTCCTCCTCGTATCCGAGTGGGCTGACCATTACCGCATCCTGCCCAGCAAGGGCGCGGCTGAACCGGGACCGTGGCGCACCAGTCGCACCCCGTATCTCAAGGCCATCATGGACGCACTGTCTACCGGCAGTCCGTATCACACGGTTGTCTTCGCCAAGGGCGCTCAGATCGGTGCGACGGAGACCGGGAGTAATTGGCTGGGATACTGCATCCATCACGCCCCGGCTCCCGCGATGATGGTTCAGCCGACCCTGGACATGGTGAAGCGCGTCAGTAAGCAGCGGATTCAGCCGATGATCGACGCCACGCCGGTTCTGGTTGAGCGCATCGCCCCCAGTCGAGCGCGAGATGCCGGAAACACGCTTTTCCAGAAGGATTTCCCAGGCGGAACGCTGGTGATGACCGGCGCTAACTCCGCCACCGGCCTCCGCTCGATGCCAGCCCGATATCTGTTCCTCGATGAAGTGGACGCCTACCCTGGTGACGTGGAAGGCGAGGGCGACCCCGTGGATCTGGCCATCGCCCGTACCAGCACATTCAAGCGCAACCGGAAGATATTCCTGTGCAGCACACCGACGATTGAGGGCCAGTCGCGCATCTGGAACGCCTTTGAGCATACCGACCAGCAGTATTACTACGTTCCCTGCCCAGACTGCGACGGTTATCAGGTTATCGACTGGAAGCGCATCATCTGGCAGGAAGGCTTGCCGGATACCGCCGCGCTGGCGTGTGAACATTGCGGCTCACTGATCGATGAACGCCACAAGGGCATGATGCTGGATCGCGGCCAATGGCGGGCGACGCAAGCCAGCGCAGACACCCACACCATCGGCTTCCACCTGTCGTCCCTGTACTCTCCACCCGGCTGGTATTCATGGGCTGATGCCGCCCGCGAGTTCCTGGCCGCGCAAGGCCATCCCACCAAGCTGCAATCCTTCATCAACACAAAGCTCGGCCAGTGCTGGGAAGAGCGCAGCGGCGAAGTGGTGGACGAGGGTGGATTGATGTCACGCCGGGAAATATGGCGGGCCGTGCCGGATGCCTGTGTCGCTTTAGTCGCCGGCGTCGATTGCCAGCTGGATCGGCTGGAAGTCTCCATCATCGGCTTTACCGCCACCGAACAGGCCAAGGTGATGCACCATCACAAGTTGATCGGTAGTCCCGCCGCGCCGGAAGTCTGGCGGCAACTGGATGGCATCCTGAAGGCTGAATATCCCACTGACACCGGACGCGTGATGAACATCAACGCCGCCTGTATCGACTCCGGTGGTCTGCATACCAAGCAAGTCTATGATTACGTCTCGGCCAATACCGGGCGGCGCATCTTTGCCATCAAGGGCCGCGCCGGGAATCACCCGATCTGGCCGGTCAAGCTCTCCAACAAGCAACTGAGAAACGGCGCACGGTTGCAGCTTGTGGGCGTCGATACGGCCAAGGACGCAATCTATTCCGCGCTGGCGGTAACGAATCCAGAGTTGCCGAAGTACGTCAGCTTCAGCATGAATCTGCCGGGTGATTACTTCAAGCAGTTGACCGTAGAACGGCGCGTGACCACCTACAACACCAAGGGCGTCCGCGTCCGCGTGTGGAAGAAACCGGCAGGTGCAAGGAATGAAGCCTTCGACTGTTTCGTCTATGCCGTGGCCGGTCTGGAATTTCTCAAGCGCCACGATGGACGATTGATGCAGATCGCCCGTCAGCTGGTGCAGGAAAGACAGAAGTCAGCCGAACCCGCCAAAGCCAAACCCAAGGCCAGAACATCGAGTGCGATTTTATGAAGATTGAAATCACCCACAACAGCCAAGCCGTTCGGGATTTCTTCAAAACGGTCGTCCAGCGGCAGATGCCGTTCGCCATGCAGCAGACTCTCAACTCGCTGGCATTCCAGATTCGCGAAGACACCATCAACGAGATGCGTGATGAATTTGACCGACCAAAGCCAAGCTTCACGCTCAGATCAATGGAGGTTGAAAAGGCCACTAGCAAGCAAGCGCCGGAAGCCTGGGTCGGTTTACGCAAGAAGGGCGGATTTAGGCGGGCACTGGCGCATGAACTGATCGGAGGCAGTCGAGCATGGAAGAAAGCCGAGGGTGCGTTCACCAAGATAGGTGTCTTGCCGGAAGGGATGCAGATGGTTCCCAGCCGGTCGATGAGTCTCGACAGCTACGGCAACATTCCGCTCGGATTGATTCGCCGCCTGCTAAAAGAGCCATGGCGCGAGAAGATTCAGCATAACAGGCGCGTCCGCTTTTCGACCGGAAGCAAGGAAAAGGGCAAGAACAAGGGCAGCGGATACTTTGTGGTTCATCCTGGCGACCGCACCAAGCTCACGCCTGGTATCTGGTTTCGCGACAAGATCAACGGACTGGAGCCGATCATCATGTTTGTGCGGAAGGGTAAGTACAAACGGGCCATCGACCTGGCCGACATTGCCGAAGAGACGCTCAAGCGCGATGGCAAGCGGCTTATGAGTGAAAGTCTGATGAAGGCTATCGCCAGCGACCGGCGCTTGATGCAGGCAGCAAAATCCAGCATGTAACACAACATATAGTGCCTAGACGCTTGACAAACCACAATATGTAGTATAATTGGCGGAAATCTCAAGGGGGTTTCCGCATGAACGCATTTCTCAAATGGGCCGCGATGCTGGTCATCGGGGCCATTACCGACCAGGCGCTCGACAAGGCCAACGTCGAGCGCATCAAGAACTTCATCGTCGGCCAATCCAACGAAGCCATCAGCAACGCCATCAAGCACCAACGGGCGGCGGACCTCATCAAGGAATTGGCGGGCGACCTGGCCGATGTCGTCGTGGACTGGGTAATTCACACGGTCCTCTGGGTCGCGAAGGCGACCGGCCAGATTGAGAGCAAGCCATGACTACCAGCACCGGCATGAACTGGCAGGCGGTGATCTGGCTGGCGATGTCGGCCATCACCGCCATGGACACCGGCACCGAGCGCACCATCCTGCTGGCGCTTGGCATGGTCGTCATGGCCATCGTCGCCTGGCGAACCACCGGATCAGGCCTGTCACCGAAAGAAGCACAGGAAGTGCTGGATACCACCGCTGACATTCAGGACGTGTTGAAAGAGGGCCGGGAGTGACTATCCCCAGCCCGATATCCCCCAAAGCCCCCACGCTGATTACCAAGGATCAGTTGCGCCGTGGCTTGGGTATCACGGCTGAACGGGCGGATTATTGGGATGACTGGCTAAACGAAGCCATGGCGCTGTACGGCATCAACACCAAAAAACGCATCGCCGCTTTTCTCGCCCAGGTTGGGCATGAATCGGGCCGACTCAAATACACCTCAGAAATCTGGGGTCCGACAGCCACCCAGCGCCGTTACGAGGGCCGCAAGGATCTCGGCAATATCTACCCCGGCGATGGTTCACGCTTTCGCGGCCATGGGCTGATCCAGACGACGGGCCGGTTCAACCACCGCCGCGTCACGCAGCGCCTTCGTGCCCGGTTTCCCGTCTTGGGTGTGCCGGACTTTGAAGCCGAACCCACCAAGCTGACGCTACCGCGATGGGCTGCGCTATCAGCCGCAGACTACTGGGACATGATCGACGGCAACGCGCTGGCCGATACCGATCAGTTCACCCTGCTGACCCGTCGCATCAACGGCGGCACCAATGGACTCGCAGACCGCAGATCACTGTGGGCATCGATGCGGAAGGTGATGGCATGACCGACGACTTCTTGAATCAGATCCTCATTGGTGTCGGCATCGTCACCTGTATCGCCTTCGGCCTCGCTGCCGTCTTGTATTGGGCGCTGTCATGAATCGCGAAGTGCTTGATTCCGCCATTGCCGCCGCCTTCTGCTTTATTGGCGCTTGCCTGTTCATCACCCTGCTGGCGCTGTTCGGTTTTTTATCCGGCTGCGCCCAGACCAAGGTGGACAAGCTGATGGATATTTCTCTCGGCCAAAAGCCCGCGCAAACCTGCCCGACCCTGGTCATGCCGCCCATCGGCACCGATTGCCTGCTGGACATCCAGGGCGACAAAGTGACCGCCAACGACTGCGGCGACACGCTGCTGCGTGGCTATGTGCGGGCGCGATCCTTACTCAAGCCGGGTGCAGTTGCCACATCAGCCCCGCAGTGATTGCCGACATAGAGGACAAACCCGATGGCGAGTATCAACCACGTTCAATCAGACAGTACGGACTCATGGCTCACCTCATTTGCGAAATGGCTAAGGAGCAGAAAGATGAGTGACTGGCTGAAGATTATCGGAACGGTGGTTGTGGCGGTCTTTGCCGTGTGGAATATGGTTCAGCAACACGAATACCGCCTCGGGCAACTTGAAGAAGGCTTCAAAAGCCACCTCGACAAGCATGACGACCAGTATCGCGAGATTCAAAAAAGTCTGCGCGAGATTGACCTGACGCTGACCCGGCTGACCACTGCCAATGGCCGATGATGCCGACAAGGCCCAGGCGCAAGCCGAGTGGCTGGAGGAATACCGCATCAAGCATCGCCGCAAGCACGTCATGCGGGCTTCGGATTACTGCGTGGACTGCCAGGAACTGATCGAGCCGCAGCGACTCAAGGCCGCGCCCCATGCCGTCCGCTGCATTGAGTGCCAACAAGACTGGGAAAGACATCAAGCGCAATATGGCTGATCCGATTGACGCCCTGGAATCCATAATCTGCGACACCTTGTCTGCGGCTCACGCCGAGGGCGTCGTTTCAGAGATCCGCGCCAAGATCAGAGACTGGCGCTGCCGCTACGGGGGCGACGAGGTATACATTGCCCGCCGATCCCACATCATCCGCCAGATGAGGATTGCCGAACTGGCCGAAAAAGGCCTGACACCATCCGAAATATCGGCCCGCCTTGGCGTCACCCGCCAGACCGTCCACAACGCCCGCAAATCTTCCGCCATTCTGTAAAGCGTTTCCCCCTAAAACGCTTGACGCCTGCCGCGTAAAAAGTGCGGCATGGCGTACACCACTGCACAACTTGAGACCATCGAAGGCGCTATTGCGTCAGGAACCCTGCGCGTTGAAATAGACGGGCGGGTGGTCGTTTATCAGTCACTCGACGCGCTTATCAAGTTGCGTGACCAGATCAAGGCTGAGCTGGGTGTAGCAACCCCAAGCGCGGCACGGGGCAGGGCGTGGCGACCGATAGCGAGCGACGGGCTATGAGTACCGTCACCAAGCTCAACAAGCGCCGTTACGACGCCGCCTCGCGTAATCCTCGGCTATCTAGCTGGGTTGCCCCGGCTACCGATGCGAATGCGGCGATTCAATCGCCTGCAACCATCCGCAATCGTTCCCGCGATCTGGTCCGTAATAACCCATGGGCCGCCAAGGGCGTCAGCGTCATCGTCAATAACTGCATCGGCTACGGCATCCGCGCTCAGTTGCGCGACAAGGCCAAAGGCCGACAGAAGCAAGCCGAAATGATCTGGCAAAGATGGGCAGAAACCTCTGCCTGTGATGCGGATGGCTTGCATGACATCTATGGCTTGCAGGCGCTGGCCATGCGGTCATTGGCCGAGTCTGGCGAAGTCATCATACGTCGTCGCCAGCGTCGCGTTGAAGATGGACTGCCTGTCCCGTTCCAGATTCAGGTGATTGAGCCGGATCTGCTGGTCGATGATCTATCCGGCATTACCACCGTGCAACTGTCCGGTCTGGCAAACGGCAACCAGATTCAACGTGGCATCGAATACGACGCGCTCGGTCGTCGGGTGGCTTACTACCTCTACAGGGTCCACCCCGGCGCAGACCTCATCAATCTGTCACCGGCTCAGTACAGCCGCGTTCCCGCAGACGAAATCATCCACCTGTTCCGCAAGGACAGGCCAGGTCAGGAAAGGGGCGTGCCATGGACCGCGCCGGTCATCGTCACCCTGCGCGAGCTGGGCATCTTTGAGGACGCTTACCTAAAGCGTCAGCAGATCAGCAACCTGTTCGCCGGTTTCATCTATTCCGATGACCCCGCCGCGATGGATGAAGAACTGGCCGACGAAATACCCGACCTGCAACCCGGCACTCTCTATCTGATGAAGAACGGACGCCGGGTGGAATTTAACAACCCACCGCCCGCTGGCGAAGATCCTGCCTTTCGTGATGCCTGCCTGCGCCGTGTCGCTGCTGGCTTCGGAATCACCTTTGAAGCACTGACCGGCAATCTCTCTGAAGTCAACTTCAGCAGTGCCCGTATGGGTGCCCACGAAATGGGCCGCAACATCGACGCATGGCTGTGGAACCTGTTTATCCCGCGCTTCTGTCATGGCGTCTTCGCCTGGTTCAAGGATGCGCTGGCCATTCAAGGCATGAACGTCACCGACCTCACCGCCGAATGGACGCCGCCCGCCAGAACCCTGGTGGACCCGGCCCGTGAATGGCCGGCACTGATGACCGCCGTCCGTGCGGGATTCATGACCCTGCCGGAAGCCATCCGCTCGCAAGGCTTCGACCCCGATGCCGTCCTGGCCGAACAAGCCGAATACCTCAAGAAACTCGATGCCGCTGGCGTGATTGTCGAGAGCGATTACCGCTTCGACGCCAAGCCAAAAGTCAGCGCCACCGACACGCAAACAGGAGCGATGAATGCCTGAACTCACTCAACAGATCCCGATGCTATCCACGCGGGCCGCTGTCCAGCCACAGACCTATAACGAGGAAGCCCGCACCGTCGAACTGGTGTGGACGACCGGCGCCCAGGTCCGCCGCTTCGACTGGATGGAAGGGCCGTATCTGGAAGAACTCTCACTGGATGCCAAGGCCATCCGCATGGACCGCCTCAACTCCGGCGCACCCCTGCTCGCCAATCACGATGCCCGTTCGCTCGATGCCGTCATTGGTGTCGTTGAGAAAGCCTGGATCGATGGCAACCAAGGCCGCGCCACCGTCCGCTTCAGCGACCGTGAAGACGTGGCACCGATTATCAACGATGTGAAGGCAGGCATCCTCCGAAACATCAGCGTGGGCTACCAGGTTCACGAATACGAGATCGAGAAGCCCACCGAGCGCGGCGGAATGCCGACGTACCGGGCGACCGATTGGGAGCCGATGGAACTCTCCATCGTCACCATCCCTGCGGATTCCTCCGCGCAAATACGCGGTTCGCAAGAACTGCATTCTGTCTCAATCACCACCAGAGGTAACAGCATGTCTGAACCTTCAGAAAACCAAACACCGGCTGACGAAGTTCAGGCTCCGGTTGAAGCCCCTGTTGCACCCGACGCAAACGAAATCCGCGCTCAGGTACGCAGTCAGGAATTGTCCCGCATCTCTGCCATCCGTGATGCTGTTCGCAAGGCCCGTCTCGATGACGCCTTTGCCGACAAGCTGATCGATAAGGGTGTGGCGATTGACGAGGCTCGCGCTTCGATCATCGATGCTATGGCCACCAAGTCTGATGCGTCCGCCACACCAAGCCGCATCGAAATGGGCGCAACCCATGAAGAGAAAGCCCTGCGCGGCATGGAAGAAGCCCTGCTAGCCCGTGCTGGCATCGTCAAGCACGAAGACCTGAAGGGTAACGAGTTCCGGGGAATGCGCCTGTCGGACTTTGCACGCCTCTCCATGGAGAAAGCCGGTCAGAACACCCGCGGCCTGTCCTACGACGCAATGGCACAAGCCGTCCTGCGGAATGGCCAGACTACCAGCGACTTCCCGGTCCTGCTGGAAAACGTCATGCACAAGACTCTGCTGGCGGCCTACCAGACGGCACCTGATACCTGGCGGCAGATCGCCCGCGTTGGTTCGGTTTCTGATTTCCGCGCCTGGAAGCGTCTGCGTACCGGCACCCTGGCCAACCTTGAACCGGTCAACGAGGCAGGCGAACTGAACAACATGCCGATCAGCGATGCAACCGCTGAAAGTGTGCAGGCCAGCCGTTACGGCAACATCATCAGTGTCACCCCAGAGACTATCGTCAACGACGATTTCGACTGGATTGCCAATCAGTCAGCGGCCTTGGGCCGTGCGGCGGCTCGCACCATCGAAGCGGCGGTTTACGCCAAGTTGATTGCGAATCCAACAATGTCCGATGGCAATGCGCTGCTGAGTTCAGCGCACGGCAACATCCAGACGGCTGGTGGCGCGATCAGCGTGGCTAACGTGGACGCTGGCCGCGTCGCGATGGCGCAGCAGATGGACAACGATAGCAACGACTATCTGAACATCCGTCCCAGCATCCTGCTCTGCCCGATCAGCATGGGTGGCAACGCTCGCGTGGTGGCCGGTTCCCAGTACGACCCGGACTCTGCGGCTCGCCTGCTGGTGCCGAACAAGGTCAACGGGCTTATCAGCACCGTCATCGATACGCCGCGCCTGTCTACTGGCTGGTATCTATTGGCCAATCCGACCGACGCGCCGGTTATCGAAGTGGTCTTCCTCGACGGCAACCAGAACCCGCGCATCCAGCAGGAAGAAAGCTTCCGCACCAAGGGCCTTTCCTGGAGTGTTGAGCTTCCATTCGGTGTCGGCATCGTTGACTACCGTGGCATCTACTGGAACGACGGGGCCTGATCCCTGGCGGACTGAATCGGGGCGGTTCGCCGCCCCTAGCAGCAACATATTGAGGAACTGAAATGGCTAACAATTTCAAAACGGATGGTGATGTCATCACCTGGACCAATGGCACCGGCTCTGCCGTTGCGTCAGGCGCTGTTGTCGTCATCGGCAAGATGATGGGCGTGGCGGCTGTCGATATTGCCAACGGCGCAAGCGGCTCAGTGCATCTCGAAGGCGTTTTCACTGTACCGAAAGTCACAGGGGCAGTGATCGTTCAGGGTGAAAACATCATCTGGGACGCTTCCGCAGGCAAGTTCGATGACAACGCGGCCACCCCAGCAACGGGCGATGTCAGCAACTGCGTGATTGCTTGGGAAGCCGCCGGTAACGGCGTCACTTCTATCAAGGCTCACTTCAACCGTCGCATCGGGACTGTCGCTTAATGCCCAGCCCCTTCGACACCTTGACCAACCAGGCACACGCCTCACTTGAGCGTGTGTTTGGCCAGCCGGTCAGCATCGATGAAGTGGAAGGCATGGCGATTGTCACGCCCCAGGACGACATGATGCTGGGCGGCGGTGTCGAGATGATCGGCGGGGCGCATTTGATGTTTCGTGATGCCGACTTTCCCAACGCCAGCGTCAGAGATGGCGTCACCGTTGGGGAGGTCAGCTACACCATCATCGAGATTGACGATGTTGATTCGGCAGGCATTCGCAAGGCGCGGATGGCACCGGCATGAACATCGACGGCATTGTCAGTCAGCTGGAAACCGTGGAAGGACTCGACGGCAAAGTCGCCGTTGGGCAACCGGCCACCACGGACAGCCTGGGCAATGGCCCGACCTGCTGGATCACCGACATCAGCGAAAGCGCCGGACCGAATACCCGCGTCAATGCCCCGGCATTGCAGCGGATTGATGCCCGTCTGGGTATCACCCTCGCCGGAGCAGATCTCGATGCGGTACTGACGACACGGGATGCCGTGCGAGCAGCCCTGATTGATTACCAACCCGATGCGCCGGGTGATCCCATCACCTACCGCGCCGGACGCATGGAGTTTCTCGACCCCGGCATTGTGCTGTGGCGGGATGACTATGCCTTTGCTTTTTATTACGACGGACTGGAGGCAGCTTAATGGCCACCTGGATGAAAGACCCGGAAACGGGTGAAAAAGTGCTGTTGACACCCGCGACCGCCCCGAAGGCGCGTTGTTGTGTGCAGGTAGCCGAGGCGAAAGCCGCGCTGCCGCAAGAACCCGAAGCGTTTGTCATGCCCACCCTTCTGACAGAGGAACAGCTTGAAGCCGCATACCAAGATCCTGATTAAGACCCTGATCCGCGTCCTCAAGGGTGCCATCAGCGCCATTGAAGACTGGATGAAAGAGGACGAAAAGCCTCACTGAATTTTCTCAACATCGACGGGCACCCGTCCTGACGACCCGGCAACGGCACTCAGGACATAGCGACCCCGGCTTAAAACCCGGAGTCCGCTATGGCCCTGTATATGAACAAAACCCTGGTCGCGGTTAAAAAAGAGACCACCTACGGCACCGATCCCACGCTCGCCGGGACCGATTGCTTCCTCGTCAGCAACGTATCACTGACCCCGCTGGCTGGTAACTCAGCCACCCGTGATTTCGTCCGCCCTTACTTCGGCCAGTCGTCCAGTATCCAACTGGATAGCCATGTCGAACTCAGCTTCGATGTCGAACTGGCCTCATCCGGCACCGCAGGCACCCGCCCTGCCTTTGGTGACGCCCTGTTGGCCTGTGGTTTCGATGAAACCATCACGGCTACTACGTCAGCGGCCTACACCCCAGTCTCTGACAGCTTCGACTCTGTGACCATTGAGGTCTACATGGACGGCATCCTGCATCAGCTGACGGGTGCGCGGGGCAGCTTCAGCCTCAGCATGGCACGCGGGGCGATCCCGACCATCAGCTTCAACTTCATGGGCGCTTATGTGTCACCCACCGACACCGCTGCCCTGACGCCGAACTTCAGCGATTTCAAGAAACCGCTGGGCGTCAACAGCAGCAACACGCAGACCATCACGCTGTTTACCGAAACGCTGTGCATGGACTCGTTCTCAGCGGACGTGGCCAATAACCTGGTCTATCGCGACCTGCCCGGTTGTGATCCTGCGGCCCTCATCACCGACCGCGCCCCGTCCGGGACTTTGGTGTTCGAGATGCAGACCGTCACTACCTACAACTGGATCGAGGCGGCCAAGCTCAAGACCTCCGGCGCATTCCAGCTGATTCACGGCACCGCTGCCGGTTCCATCGTCCAGATCGACGCACCCGCCGTCACCCTCAACCCGCCGTCCTACCAGGACAGCGATGGTGTGCTGATGCTGTCTGCGCCGCTGATCTTCGAGCCGACCTCGACAGGCAATGACGAACTGGTCCTGACCTTCAAGTAACGCCCGGACAGGCAAGCAATCGCGACCCTGTTCACGGGGCTGTCTACCGCTTCCCGGCCAGCGGGCGATATAGGCCGGGACTATTTCCCACAATCTGACAGATAGGTATCGCCAATGGCATTTGTACTGCAACCGAAAACCGAAGGGTTTTTCTACTCCATCCTCCTGCCCGTGGTCACCGATAGCGGGGCCAGCCAAGCGCAGAAGTTCGACGTGAAGTTCAAGCGCGTCTCCCGCTCCAAACTCAACGACCTGCAAAAAGCGCAGGAACTGATGAGCGAGTCCGACAGCAACATCGATTCGCTGGAGCGTGACACCGATTACGTGATGGATATCGCGGAAGGCTGGCGTTATGTGGACGGCACCGACGGCAAGCCGATGGAGTTCACCCGCGAGAACGTCCACCTGTTGCTCGACAACTACCCGAACGCAGCCAGCGTCATCGTCAGCGCCTTCTTTGAAGCCACCCTCGGCGGCGGCGGCAAGAGAAAAAACTAGAGGCGGCGGCTCGTCACTGGGCCGCCCCTTCTCGCCCCACGGGCGGGAATGACGAACTGGCTGAAGCCTTCCGCGCTTTCGGTGCCCCGGAGGAGGTCATCGACCAAACCCTGGACGCCGAAACCGATGACGGTGACGACTGCGAAGTGTGGGAAGACAACTGGGACACGCTGATGGTTTGGCTGGCACTCCAGACCCAATGGCGGCGAGAGATCCCGGCGATGTCCGGCCAGATGATCTGGCACGGGCTTGATTACCCGGCGACGGAATCGACGCTGCGGATGATGGGGCACTGGAAGAAGGCCGGCGAGATATTTGACGGACTCCGAATCATGGAATCAGCGGCACTGCCGATTTTGAACAAGCCGAGCAAGAAGTAGGGTCTTTATGAACTCATCGATGCACCTTGGGATTACCCTGACGGCAGATGGCAGAAATGCCGAAGCCAACATTGGCAAGGTCGTCAAGAATATCGAGCAGGTCGGCAATAGTTCAAAAAAAGCTGCGCAGAGCCTGGGCGGGATTGAAAAAGCCGCGCAAGGGCTGGGAAGTGCGGCCACTACGGCGGGGCGGGCCTTGGCCGCAATGGGCGTGGCTATATCAGTCCGTGAGCTTGTCAAAATTGCGGACTCCTACACCAACCTTGCGAGCCGCATAAAACTTGTTTCTGGCACACAGAAAGAGTTTTCTTCTGCAATGGCTGATGTGTCGGCGATTGCCAACAAATATCAGGTCGAGTTATCTGCCGTAGGGCAAGCCTATGGAAAGATTGCGCCCGTCGTTGCCAGCATGGGCAAATCCCAAGGTGACATGGCTGCGCTGATGACCTCGTTATCAGCGGCCATGAAGGTTTCAGGGACTGAAGCCGGAAGAATGTCTGAAGTCATGCGCCAGTTTTCGCAGGCCGTGTCTGGGCCTACGGTGCAAATGGAAGAGATGAATACCATCATTGATGATGCCAGCGCATTGTGGCAAGGCCTGGGGCGTCAATTCCCAGAACTGATTGCTCAGTATGGTTCACTCAAGGAAGCCATCTCTAAAGGCGCTGTCACTAGCCAAGACCTCATCAACGCAACAATCAGGCTGAAGTCAGAGTTTGAATCGCAGGCTTCAACCATGCGGACCACTGTGTCCGGTGCGTTCCAAGTGTTGAATAACGAGTTTGCAAAATACATTGGGCAAGCTGATACAGCATCAGGGGCTTCCGGCAAATTTGCCGATACCATCCTGCTGATTGCGAAAAATCTGCAAGCAATACTTGACCCAATAGCATCTGTTACTACGTTTATTGTCAATGCTTTTGCAAAATGGGCAGACGCTATTGAAAAGGTAAAAAGCGCCACGGCTGGCTTGCGTGAGTTGATGGGCAATATGCTGGGCATGTTGCCAGACATGGGTCTTCAGCCAAGGCATCAGGTTATTGATAAGAACGCCTACTCGACGGGCGGCGGTTTCGGGGGAGAAGAGGCGACCAAGCCATTCTTCGATGGCGTCAAGAAAGGTGCTTCCGAATCCGCGCTGGCTCTAACCAAGCTGACCGACAAGCAAAAAGCCGTCGCGCAAATCGTCATCGATACTGCCAAAGCCTACAAGGTCGATCCTGCCTTTGCCCTGGCGATTGCCCAGCAGGAAAGCGGCTTTAATCAACTGGCTGTCTCCGGGAAAAAAGCGCAAGGCGTCATGCAGTTGATGCCCGCCACTGCCAAACAGTTGGGCGTCAACTTCAGCGACCTCAATGACAACATCAAGGGCGGGGTGCTGTACCTCTCCCAGCAAGAGAAGCAGTTCAAGTCACTACGTCTCGCGGCAGCGGCTTACAACGCCGGACCGGGTGCGGTGCAAAAGTATGGCGGGGTTCCGCCGTACAAGGAAACCCAGAACTACGTCACCTCGGTCGGTGCGCTGTACCAGAAATGGCAGAAAGTCCTCGGCGCACAAGGCGAGGCTTTCGTCAGCGCCAAGGATCAGGCCGACGAACTGAGTACCGCATTTAAGCAGGTTCAGACGCACCAAGACGACAACATCAAGAAGGCCGATGAATACGCCCGCGTTCAGGTCGAGAAGATCAAGACGCAACTGGCCGCGATGGATCAGGAGCGCGAAGCCGCTGCCCGTCTGACCGCTGAACAACTGGCCGGGGCGAAGACCTACGAGGACAAGGCCAGGATCATCGAAGCCGCGCAAGCCAAAGCCGCCGAATACAACGCCAAGGCGCTGGATATGGTCCGGGCCGAATATGACGCCCAGCAGCAGTCACTGGAAGCCAAGAAACAAGCCTATCAGGCCGAACTGGCCCAGGCTGATAAGTACAACGTCAGCATAGACGACCAATTCAAACTCAAGCAGGCCATCCGCGCCGCCGATAACGATCTGCTGTTGCTGGCAGAAAACCGGGCGCAGGCGGAAATCACCGCCGCCGGTAAGGTCAACGAATTTGCCAAGCAATCCGCCGACCTCAAGCGCAACGAAGTCACCGCCATCGACGGCATCATCGCCGCCTATCAGCGCCAAGCCGACATTCTCGACCGCCTGACCGCCGCGAAGCAGGCGGGTGCCAGCGCCGACCAGCTGGCCCTGCTGAACGATGTCTATCAGTCCACCGGCAACCTGCCCGAACTGGTGTCGCCGGATCAGATTGAGCGGATGCAGCAATACATCCTCTCGACCCAAGCGCTGAAGGGGGCGGTGGATGATTTGACGGGATCGCAGAAGAAGAATCAGGAGCAGGCGGTCAAGGAGCAGCAGCTTCGTGAAAACGCTTTCTGGGATCAGCTTATTGGCCGGGCGCAAGACTACGCCAACATCTGGAGTCAGATTGGCGAAAACAGCAGCGACGCCTTTGGCACGATGATGGTGGCGTCGAATAAGTTCATCAAGAACATCGACCAGATCGCAAAAGCCTACGAGGAGATGCGGGACGGGAAAAAAGGCAGCTTTGCGTTGAATATGGCCGAGGATTTGGCGCAGGCGCAGAACGCTCTGAATATGGTCACGCAGTCGCTGATCCTGGTTCGCAACCAATACGAAAAAGGCACCGCCGAATATCAGAAATACGATCAAGCCGCCGCTGCTGTTGCCGTCGCGGCCAAGGTAGCCGCGATTGCCGAGGGCGTCTTGGCCGTAGTTCACCAGATGTCATCCGGCGACCCATACAGCGCCATCCCCCGCGCCTTGGCGGTTGCTGCGATGCTCGCCAGTATGGGTATCTCCACGGGTGCGTCAGGATCAGGCGGCATCTCTGCTGCGGCACAAAAGCGACAAGAAACCCAAGGCACCGGAACCGTCCTCGGTGATTCCGCCGCCCAATCCAACAGCATCGCCAACTCGCTGGACATCATCCGCGAGAACAGCAGCAACGACCTCAACTATTCCGCCGCCATGTTGCGGGCGCTGGAAGATTTGAGCCTGTCGATTCTGGCGCTGGCCAATAACGTCGCCGTCAACGTCATGCCCTCCATCGATGCCGCCATTAAGCAAAGCGGCATGAAGTTCGGTATGAGCAAGATCAGCCTGTTCTCAGGCTTCAACAAGGAACTGACCGACGCCGGGATTGGCTGGTTTGAGCAGTCGCTGACCGACATTCTGAGCGGCACCTTCGATGCCAAGCTGTACGCCGATATCACCAAATCCTTCGAGGTGATGGGGTCAGTCCTGTCCAGCAGTACCAAGACTTATGTAGCCGGGGCAGGGGCCGAGGTCAACACCCAGATCACCCGCATCTTCACCGAAATCGTCAAAGCCTTTACTGAAGGCGGCAAGGCATTCGGGATGAGTGCGGAGAACGTGCTGGGGGCGCTGGAAGGTTTCACCCTGGCCCAGCAGCAGATCAGCCTCAAAGACATGACGATGGAGGAACAGCAGCAAGCCCTCAATGCTGTGTTCTCAAACATCACCGACCAAATGGCCGAAGCCCTCAACCAGAATCTGGGGCTGGCCCTTCAGCCATTTCAGAAAGCCGGGGAGGGCATGGCGCAAACCTTCCTGCGCGTTTCCGAGGGCATCAGCCGCGCCTCGGGCGAACTGGAACGTCTTGGCCTCACCGCCATCAGCTACCGCAAGGTCATCAACACCCAAGGCGATGTATCGGCAGAAATCGTGCGGCAGACGCTGGCAGGCCAGAAGCGCCTCGCTGAAGGTGTGCGGCAGTACGTCAACGAACTGACCGGCAAAACCGAAGACATCATCGAAGCCTACAAAAAGCTGATCCAAGCCAGCAATTTGCTGAAAGCCGCTGGCATTGGCGACAGCAACCTCGACCGGACCATGATTAACGCGGCAGGCGGGCTGAGTGCCTTCAATGCCGCGATGGAAGCCTTCAACGAAAACTTTGTGTCCGAAGCGGACCGATACGCGGGCGATGTGCGCGTCCTGGCCGAGCAGTTTGGCAAGTTCGGGCAGGTCATGCCATCCAGTAAGGAAGGTTTCGCCGCACTGATTCGTGGCATTGACCAAAGCACCGACGCCGGGAAGACACTCTTCGGCCAGATGATCGCTCTGTCCGAGTCCTTTGCCCAGGTGGCCAACGAAGCGCAAGCCATCCGCGACAAATACGCCGCCATCCTCGACCCGTTCAAAGCCATCAGCGACCAGATCAAACAGGTCGGCACCGACTTCGGCAAACTGATCGGTGGTGTCACCGGTGGCTCGCAAGCCCGCATAGATGCAATTGGCAATGCCGCCAGTGATGCCCGCGATCCCTTGTTTTCCGAGCGCACTCGCCTGATGAAGCGCATCAAGGCCCGCTTCGGTGGTGTCGCCCAGATGAACGAACAGATTGCGTACTGGGAGCGCAAGCTGGAAGCGGAACTGGCCAAGGCACCGAAGAAACAGAACAAAGAAGTCATCAAGACGTTGCGGCAGAAGATTGAACGATGGTCTGACTTCAACGCTGAAATCAACGACATCAACCAGCAACTGGCTGACATTCTCACGCAAGAAGGCATCGACAAGGCCGCAGAATCTGCCCGTCTGGCACTGGAGAAGCAGGCGATCATCGATGACGCTCGTCTGGCCATGGGTTCGACGCTGGAAGATATTTTCACCAGCATCGTCCAGACGATTCAACAGGCCCAACAACGCCTCCAGTCCGTGCTGGACCTCCAGAAGTCCATCGCCAGCCAGATCGCACAGCTTCAAGGCCCGCAAGCCGTCTTCGGCCTTGCCAGCACCGACCGCAATAATGCCTTTGGTGCCATCGACACCTATATCAACAGCCTGTCCGATGGCCGAGCGCGGGATGTCGGTGTTGAGGTGGGTTTGCTGAACACCGCCCAGCAGGCGGTCATGGCGAAATACAACGCCGAAGTCGCGGCCATTCAGGAAGCGCAGCAAGCCTACATTGCCGCCGAGACCGAGAAGCTCAACGCCGCCTTGCAGTTGCAGATCGATGCGATTAACGCCGCCACCGAAGCCGCTATCGAAGCCGAAAACGACCGGCTGAATGCCGCCGTCAAGGCACAGCAGAAGATCGACGAAGCGGCTATCAAGAGCAAGCAGAAAGAGTTTGACGCCGCCAACAAGTTGGTGCAGAAGCAGTTCGACCTGGAGCAGAAAGCCTTACAGAAGGCGCACGACGCGCAACTCAAGGCACTGGGCGACGAACTCGATGCGGCCAACAAGCTGCGGGATGCGATCAAAGGCATCCAGGACTATGTGCGCGGCATGGCGCTGGGCGGCAACAGCCCGCTGTCACCCGAACAACGTCTGGCCGAAGCCCAGCGGCAGTATCAGGATTTGCTGGCCCGCGCCCAGGGCGGCGATGCCGATGCGATGCAGAAGCTGTCCGGTGCGTCGGATGCCTACCTTGAGGCCGCCAAGACCTATTACGGCAGCAGTACCGCCTACGGCGACATCTTTGATGGCGTAAAGAACGCCATGTCCTCCATCGGCGGCATGTCAGCCCCCGATCCTGACTCGATCCAGTCCCGTATCGACGCCCTGCGCGAAGCCCAGGCCGAAGAGATGGACTTGCTGCGGGAGAGCCAAGCCGAGCGACTGGACGCCATCCGCGAGATTCAAGCCGAGCAACTCGACGCGATCCGTGAAGCCCAGCAGGACAACCTCGACGCCATGCGCGAGGCCAGCCAGAAGACGGCGGAGGCTATCCGTGACGCGGCACAGAAGCAGATTGAGGAAGCGCAGAAGCAGACTCAACAAGCCATCGCTGACCTATCCGACCCGAACAAGAACGAAGCCATGCGGGCGGCACGGGAAGCCGCTGAACGCGACCTGGGCAAGCTGGCTGAACTGGCTGAACTCACACGCATTGAAGCCGCCAAGCAAGCCGAGGAAGCCAAGCAGAAAGCGCAGGAACAAGCCGACGCCGCCCTGAAGATGGCGCAGGATCAACTTGCCG